GGGGTTCGCGGGCGAGCGAAGTATGAGCGAGTGGGCGTTCATTGTGCAAATAGAGATAGTGTATGCACCGTAACTCATTATTACGAGTCACAGTGCACACACTCAGTAGGACGTTACGCTTCTGATTTATGGTCGGAAGCGAATACGTTTTTGATGGATTTAGCGCCACTGATGATGTAGACTGATAGTCCTTCTAGCTCATCAGGATTAGGTGCTTTAGGGTCTAATTCACCATGTGCGACTAACCATTTGTATGGGGTCGATGATTCTTTACCGTCGAATTCGGTCACGTATACAGAGCCTAGTCCTTGGTCTGTTGTGAGTAAGACGCGGGCGTTTGTGCCTTTTGTTGCAGGTTGGTATTCTGCTTTAGCGATAGTCACTACGCCTTCGAAGTTCTTAGGTAGGTATGCACCTGCGTTTTCAGCGGATACAGGATTTGTTACAGTTGGCATCATTGATGACATTTTTATCTCCTTTATTGGGTTATTGATTTAAGAATTTTGTTAATCGGGGTTCGCTGTGGGATAAAAAACTATCCTCACCGCCCCCGGGTCAGGGTGAGAAAAGAAAAAAGAGCACGATGAAGTCATACCCTCCAACAACCTAGGACAGACAAAGGGCGTGGGACGTTAGGGGGGTCACCCTTTCCAAGAGGTCTAGACCCCCTCCCCTAGGCATGTGGGCTTGTTTGTGCTATACTCGGTTTGAAAATATGGTGCCACCACAAAATAATAACGACAGGTTCACGCAACAGCAGGGCGGGGGCAACAAGAACCGGTGGGAGAACCGGGTTCGGAAACTTGATGCTGCAGCTGCGACGGCTGCTAGCAACGTCTCGGGGGAAGTCCGTGGCCTCAACGTCACGCCTGAGATGCTGCGCGATCGTGTTCTTGAGCTATTGAACGATCCTATCGCCTGGGGTATCGCGATCGGCTATGACGGGACGCGATCGGGGCGGAAGCAGTTCACGGACTTCCACAGGAAAATGCTGGCCCATGCGATGAGGTACACGAAGTCATCTACTCTTTGTCCACGGGGCCACGCGAAGTCGACGTTGCTGTCTGTGATATACACGTCCTGGAAACTCCTGCGCAATCCGGAAGAGCGGATTCTTGTGGCCTCGGCGACGATGGCCTTGGCGGAGAAACTGATAGGTGAGGTGCGGTCTCGGTTCATGGGCCAGATCCAACTCTTCCCGGGCGTCTATGTTGATGTGATCGATATCTTCCCACACCTTGAGGTGAGGTCTAACGGGGGGCGGACATCGACGGCACTTGCTGGCGGTCCTTGCCACTCGTTCAACATCGCGGGGCGATCGGCAGGTATGGGGCGCGAGCCATCCATCTTCGCTGGCTCGGTGGGCAGCTCGCTTGCTGGTAACCACCCGACCCTTGCCATCATCGACGACCCCTCCACTGAGCAGAACTCGAAGACCTACGGGGAGCGACAAAAGGTGATCGAGTTCCTTAACCAGATGGTGCCGCTCATGTACTCCCCCGACTCGCCGATCTGCCACATCGGAACTTGCTGGGCGAACGAGGATGTCTCTGCGGCCCTACGAGATAGGGAAGAGTGGCACCAGTTTCGCTTCGGCGTCTGGGATGGGCCGCCTGACGAGAACGGCGATCCGACGCCACTCTGTCCTTCCTTCCTCAACGCGGAGGAAATCATCGCCATCGAGGAGGATGTCAACCCCTCCTTCTTCGCGGCCCAATATCTTAACGAGCCTATCCCTGACGACCAGCCGCTCTTCACCAAGGAGATGCTGTCCCAGGCGGTTCTTGAGGAGTACAGCGTTGCCGACCTCAATAAAGGGCTACTCGGCCAATATCCGGAAATCCTACTCTTCGATCCAGTGGGGCGGATGAGCGGTGAGCACGGCAGTCGCAACGGATTTGTCGTGGTCAAGCCTGTGCCTGCGAAGCTGCTCAATGTGACCCACGACTCTACGGGGAAGGAGGTAGACCCGAACCGCAACATCTTTGTCGTCACGCGGGCACATGAGATTGCGGAGGGGCTGGAAACTGCGGTCACCTGGATCGAGAAGGAGGCCACGAAACTGCACCCTAACATGAAGGCTATCTGGATTGAGAAGGCAGCGCAGCAGGCAGCGATTGCTCCGTGGATGTCTGAGCGGGGCCGACTAGGGGGCATCAGTATCCGGATGCACAAGCCGAAGGGGATGAGCAGTAAGGACGGCAAGTTCATGCGGATCCAGGGCATCCAGGCTGGCATCACGCGGAATCTCATAATGTTCCCTAAGGACGGCTTCCCCGGCCAGTACGCCTTCGATCAGCAGCTCGTCTCCTATCCTAAGGTCGACTACGATGATATGATCACAGCTATCGCACTTCTCTCAAACATGCTCGAACGACGGGGAGCCCTGCCGGGGTTACCAACCGTGGTCCCTGATCCACACACTACTCCGAGAAATGCACGGAAGGGGAGAAAAAATAGTGGAAATACCTGGTATGGATCAGGGTTCTAAGGTATAATGCGAACACTGTGCAAAAAGGTCATTATAATCTAGGTGATAAAGCAATCAAAAAACTAGAGGAGCGCCTCCTTCTAGCGATACATGCTTGTCGTAAACCAATCGAGGCGGTGGAGACGTTGATATCAGATATCTACGCTGGCCGCGATCATACATCTTCTATGGAGACATTTATCCCAGATCAAGGGATGAACTTCAAACAATGGGTAGACCACACTTCAACCTCCACAGATTGGCGGGCCCCTCAGACGATGGCGAACCTACTCCAGACTAGGGCGCGTCAAATCATTACGGCGCTTAATCCAGGGGTACCTACGATTCACTGTAAGCCGAGAAACGTCGGGGCAGCAAAATATGCAGAGGCGCAGAATAAGCTCTATGATTTCCTTATGCAGCACGCAGATATGGAAGAGTGCATGCGTAAATTTGTACAATCTGCACTATTTAACCCTTACGCTGCAATCCGGGTTTGGTTTGACTACGAGAAGGGTACGCCTGATTACGACAAAATACGGGTAGAGACTATCGAGGGGCGCGACTGTGGGTGGGAGCCTTTCTATCGGAGGTTCAGATATCACAGGTACCGTACGCAGCTAGGGGACTTGCCTAAGTCTCTGCGGGATAGGTTCTGGGCTGAGCAGGAATATAACCAACTGAATAAAGAGGACCAGCCGGAGGACTACGACATAGTGGAGGTTGTCGAGGTATACCACGAGAATTTCCTCGGTGGACACAGACGACTTACGGAAGAGGTGAAGAAAAATAGATCCTGTCCTTACAGCTGTTGGGTACGTAAGCTAGACGATGCCTACGAGCCAGACCAGAAGGAAGCAATTACTCTGGGAGTCTACTGTGGTACGAAGGTCGCGCCTGTCTGTCCTATCATTATGGGTAACTTCCTTGAGCCTGCTACTAACGAAGACGTACCTCCTGCTGAGGTAGTTAGTTGGTTGCCGCCGTTACGGGGCATTGTGAATACCTTGATTCAGATAGGGCGAGAGGCAATGACGGTTAACAATGTGGTCCTGTACGATGACAGTATTGAGCCGGAACATATTGACGCCGTCAACGACGCGGTCCCCTCGGCTACTATCTATATTCCCATTGCTACAGACGAGAACGGGGTTGCGCAGAAGATGCGGCCTATGGAGAAGTCTAACCATATCCCGGAGCTAATGCAGGCTTTAGGGGTCTACATGAACATGCTCGACGAGATCACAGGCGTGACGGCGACAAGTATGGGACGTGCTGAGAACCCACGGAAGTCAGCGACGGAGGCTGGAGCACTGGCCCAGTCTAGTAACCAACGTAACGAGGACAGGCTGAAGGTTATGTCACGAGTATGGCAGGACGTGGCGGAGGTTATTCACCACAATCAACGTAACCTCTTCGGTAAGTCGGTCCGAGTAGTGGGGGATAACGGGGTAGTAAATGATATCCCTGTCCCAAGCGCGAATATGGCTGACTTCCAGTTCAGAGTAGATCCTGTCGAGTTAGGTCACATGAGTAAGCAGAACGAGGCAGACCAGCTCTTGAGTTGGGTGACTATCTTTAGTAATGCGTTCCTACAGTTCCAAGGCTCTATGCCTCGGATCATCAGAGAGTCGTTACGTAGAGTGGCGAAACTCATGGGTATCGAGAACGTGGATGCTTACCTCGACGCACCTGTGATTGAGGAAGGTCCAGAGAATAGGTACATAGACGTACTTGAGAACGGTGGCGTAATAGCTGTGTCGGAGTCTGACGATCACAACCTACACATAGGGTACTATACTGCCATCCTTGACCGGGCCATAGGTTCTGGAAATGCGATGAGTGTGCCGGTTGCGGCTCTTCAAGATGCGATAAATAAACACCAAGAACTTCTAGCGCAGGCGCAGCAAGGAATGCAACAAGCGGGAGGACAGTCGATGGTACCAGGTTTCGGTCCAGAAGGCCAACCTTCGAGTGACGTAGCTGCTATGATGGAGTCAGGAGCCATGGGCCCTGGAGGTCCTGGCGGTTCCCTGTTCCCGATTGACAAAACGCCATTGCTTGGCGGAGGAGGTGGTCTCGTCTAATGATA